AAGATGACCTAAAGTAATACCAGGATCTACCCAAACTTTTCCATCTATATTCTGCCAATATCTACAGAAGCCATAGTCTTCAGATAAAAATCTATTTCTATGGGAATCAATATAAGAATTAAAAAACGCATATGTCCAAGGTTTTTCATTTTCAGCAAGAGAGCCAGTATCATCATCATACTTTAATTCAGGGTGGGCTTCTATAAGTTTTAAAAATGTTTCTCTTTTTATCAGCATAAAACCAGTACCAGCATCAAATATTTCAATTGCACCATTGACAACATTTAAAACACTTTTATCTTTAACTGGGTTAACAACAAATCTAACACTTTTAGCTGCAAGTTCTTCAGCAGGAACTCCATCTTTTACATTCTTGGTTACTTTTCCCCAATCAATTGATTTAATAGGATAAGCAGCAGTCATTACTTCTTTATCATGCCATAGTAATTTTAAAATATCTTCAGGTTCCCAAGAGATATCTGCATCAATAAACATCATATGGGTAAATTGCTCATTACCCATAAATTTAGCCGACATATTGTTTCTAGCACGATTGATCAATGAATCGGTAATAGTTGCTACTGCAAACTTCATGCTATGATCTCTAAAATACATTATGGTCTTAATTAGACTCATCATTGTTGGTTCCGATATTTGCTGATCGTAACAAGGAATAGCAAAAAGAACATTCCATTTCGCTAATTGATCAGATGTAATTTCTATTGATTGTGTTTCAAAAAGTGCCATGCTTATAGTATACATAAAAAAAAGGGCTGAGATTGCTCTCAGCCCTTTTTTTTATTTTTATATTACTTTTTTCTTACAACCGTCTTGACATTCTTAATGTCCTTTGATTTGACAACTCCGCCTTGAGGCGCAATAGTGGTCTCAAATTCTGAGACATTTGGAACTCTAAAGTAAAGAGTTTCGTTTGTCTTATCATAATGAATTTCAACATTAAGGTTTAATTTTCTTGCTTGAGCACGAATTCTTTGTTGCATTGAATTATATTTCTTACCAGCTTCAATTGCAGTAATTGAAAACGGTGTTCCAGTCTTACTAGACATGGTTAATGTTTCAATAATCATCTGCAATTCAGCAGATGTGCGACCACTTCTTGAGATTACTGGAAAGTGACTGGCTTCTTTAATTTGCATTTTATGCTCCTATTTTCTTTGGTTTGGATTATGCCGTTTGGCTTGACATTAAGTTATCAGACAAAAATGCCAGTTGCAACCATTTGGGTGTTTTTTATTTAAAAATGTTTTAAGGTTTTTTAAGAAGGCTTTCAATTTGTGCAGACAAAACTGCATTTTGCACTACCAATTCAGCTATCCTTGCAGCAAGATTTTGCACGATCTTATTGACATCAATAGCATTATCATTATCTATATATTCTCCATCCATATTCCCACCTCCTCTATTGGAATTTGTGTTTTATTAAAACCTGGTACATATGCATTCATATCACGATTATATACTGTTACTGTACCATAATCCTCAAAATCTTCACCATCAGGGGCATCAATACCTAATATTTCTATTTCAACTTCTTGTTCAACACCCATATGTTGAACAGAATTGAATACCGATCCAGCAAGGGCATCAGCTAAATCTTTAGATCCAGCATTGGGGTGATCTATTTTATTGTTACTAAATAATCTTAACTTTAACAATTCTTCTTCAACAAGAACATGATTCCAATATCCACGAAGCCTTGTATCGTAAATAGATGTCATTAATGTATCATAATCAGTTTTCTTAACGCTATGAAAGTCTGCATTAATGCCTTGAGCTTTCAAACTTTGGATCATCTCAATAGATTGCCATCTATCAAATGTAACTAAAGCAACATCAAATCTCCTGCATAGATCAACAATAAGCTGCCTAACGGATGCAAAGTTAATTTCTTTACCAGGTTCTGCCTTCCATGAATGTATTAAATCAACATTAATTACTGGCAGCTTTTCAACGCCCATTGATGTAACTATTTCTTTAAACCCAGAACAATGCGTCATACACAATGCCGTTCTATCTCTTTTAAAACCTAAGTCTATATGAATGAATCTCTGATGACCATCAGTATTATTAAACCACGGCTTATATCTACCCTCTTCATCCATAGGATCATCTGCATATATAAAAGCTTTCCTTACTAATTCTTCATCTCTAAAATAAGCATCTTCCATTGTTGGAGGCTCACATTCAAAACGAGATGCAGCTTCAATTGGATTTCTAATATATTCAGATTCTAATTGCTCTCTTTTAATTGTTGGATTAACTTCCCATGTTGCTGCTTTAATTGACCAAGTTTTAGGTTCATTCTTTTCTCTAGAGCTAAAGTATCTCTGCTGAATAAAGTCACCTTTATAGCGAGGGAATGACAATAGAATGACTTTACCAATCTCTGGGAATCGTGACATTACAGATAGCTTACTCATGTTATAGATTGCAGATGCTGATCCTTTTGATCTTATTTCACCTTTTAATTCACTATCTGTTTTAAAGGCTGAGATTTCATCAAGAATAACTGTCATTACTTCATAACCTTCCCAACCTTCAGATTCAGAGTGACCAGAGAATAATCTTACAGGTCTAGAAAAGAAAAATATTTCAGATACTCTAGGTTCAAATCCAACATTATTAAAATAAGGAGATGATAGCAATAAGTTCTTTAATGGTTCAAAGAACACTCTCTGAGCTTGCTGAGCGTTTACAGCAAGGTTTAGAAGGTCAATATATACACCATGAGCTTTACCATAATACCCAAGAGGATCTCTTAGGCAATGTAATAGATATACGGTATATGCCATAGATATACGGGCACAATGGTCTTTACCAGATCCTTTGCCGAGCATACAAATCACTTCATTGTCTGTATACTTCTTATAAATTTCTTTTCCTTCTTCTTCGCCATATAATTTTATTAAAGTGTGTTCTTTGAATATTTGGGTGCTATGCTTTACAATCTCAAGTTGAATATCAGATAAAGGAGGGAGTCCGAGATAATGTTTATCACCAACGAAAGTTTCAATGGATACAGGCTCCTCCATAAATTCGTCTTGTCTAAGCAATCTATCAAAGGCTGCATAATCAAGATTGACTCCAAGAAAATCAGACATTACTTAGAGAATCTCCCTAGGGCGACAAAAAGCGGTCTCAAATTCTGAGACAGAAAATGCAACGCCGCCAAAAAACGGTCTCAAATTATGAGACAAAAATGCAATGGCAAAATTAATCGGTCTCAAATTCTGAGTCATTCTGTATAATCTCCTGCCTATTAGGTTTAACCATAGTGGTTCCGCCGTTCATTATTTCAAATGCAATTTCTAATTCCTTACGCACTTCTTCTGCGATTGATGGATGCTTAGAGATCACATCTCTTAATATTTTTGATAAAATTTGATTGACATTCTCAGCCTTCTGCATTCTGGCAATGTATTCACCATCTGTTTGGTTTCCGCCCATGAGCTTGTGCAGCTGGGCTTTTTTGGTAGCAAGATCCCCAGCCAGCTTAATTGCTTGAATCCTAGCAGCAACCATCCCGTTATCGGTAGCTATGTTGATCGTTTCCCAAGCTTCTTTACTTAATTCATCAAATTCAGTAAGAGCCTTGATTGTATTGAATTGAACTTTTTCAAGAAAAAATGGGTCCTCCTGGATTGTTTGATTCAATATTAATTTGTATTCATCTATATAATCTTTAATATCATTAATTGGTAATGTCATTAATGAGGAGATCTCTCTCATTGAATAGCCTTTTACATGCAAAAGACCTACTTGTTCAACATCTTTAATCTTCTCTACTAAGCTTTTTTGTTTAACATGTTCAATATTTGACATAATCTATTTGTATAGTCCTTTGTTACTTTGTCCCAAGTCATATTTTCATTTATGTACTTAGCACCTTCTAGTGTCTTATTTGAGACAGCATCATAGTTTTTAACTACATACAACATTTTATCACACAAATCATCAAAACTTGGCTCCGCCCACTCCCCAGTATTATGATATATACCAGTCATGTTGATTTTAGACCACTTATAATCCAAAGGTACAGACATTTCTGCATACTCCTCGCAAGCGGTAGCGTTAGTGCAGATCGTTGGGATACCTTTCGCTATTGCTTGAAACGGTATCAATCCCCATCCTTCGCCACTTGTAGGATATAGCAGGCAATCTGCTTCATCATATAATGCAGAAAGCAAGCTCTCGCTTAATTTCCAATCTATAACTTCAATCCTAGGATGCCCTTGAATAGATGACAGATTGTTTGTATTTTTATGAAGGCGAGCGTCTGGTGGTCCATTAGATTTGTAAATCAGTTTATAATTTTCATCACGACCAAAAAGATGTAAGAATGCATCAACAGCCATTTGAGAATTTTTTCTCGTTGATGGAGAACCCATACTCAAGAATGTAAATGGTTTATGAGGCTTCCTCTTATAAGGTGAATACAGTTCTGGATCAACCCCTAAATTAAAAGCATACACTGGCTTGGTTACTCCAGATTTTATAAAAACATTTTTCATAAACTTAGATGTTGTCCAAATTTCATCCATTTGATTCATGTTCCCAATCCAGTCTGGGTTTAAAGCATTTGTTTCCCAATATGTAAAGCCAATTGAATACTCAGTTCCAACGGCATACAATTCAGGAATTGTATTGTTAATTACAATAGGACAAGGCAATTCTGCAGTCTTGCGCTTTAATGAATACCCAACGCCAGGTATTTTGGGTGCATTACGCTCAATATGTGTCCTGACGGAAACCAATCCGCTTTCAAATAACGCTGCATATATTGGATAAGCGGCATCGGCATACCCAGTGCCAGCCACATGGGAGCCTGCGTCATTCCATTCTGCTTTACTCATCTACGGAAAAAGCAATTTTCTTTCCTGCCTTTTCAGCAGCCGATCTCAATTTTGGTAACGGTAGTCCATGCACTTTTGTATACTCAACTCTATAGTTATACCAACCTTCAACTGCTCGCCAAATACTTGGATCGGTAACATCCGATAACGCTTGAAGCTCCTCTGTTGTCAGAAGAAAGCTAAGAACGCCCAGAGGCATATACACAACAACATCATAATTCTCGCCCTTATCTTTTGAATACTTTTCCAATATTTCCTGGTAGTGCCGAACCATTCCCTCAACTGGCGTACCAGTAAAGAAATCAACATTACCGTAAATATTTCTCTCCCGAGGGCATACATCATCAACTCCAACGAATGCCCCGTAGCTTCTGCAAACTAACGGTCTAAACCCGTAAATAGTACAACCACCTTTATAGAAAGCACACTTACGAGTTGTTTCACCCCCGAATTTAAGATCTTTATCATGCATTGCATCTTTTAAGGAATCAATAACAGACTTAAGCCATTCATCTGCATGTTCCTGACCTTTATCTTCTAAGTACAAATAAAATTGCTGGGTCAAATTAAAAGCAATGTTTGCACATTCCGCCATTGGGATTGTTAATCCAATAGTGCAGCAATGTCCAGAGCCCAAACATTTATACTTAGTCTTATTCTGATTTGCCTCAATTACCCGAGCTTGATTATATACAATATTCAACTCAGCAAATAAGCCTAAATCTCCTGCCGTAATACTTCTTTGCATTATCTACCCATACCTTTCTTTTTCATATCTCTTTGCTTTCTTAATTCACGCTTCCTGCGCTCAGCTGCCTGTTGCATAGGAGACTTCGGTTTCTTAGAAGTTACAGATAGATTCCTTCCCTTACCTCTAAATTTTAATAAATCATACTTCTTGCACCAGTTGTATAAGCCTTGTGGTGTTATTTCAACATTGTAAGTTTGCTTTAGCAACTTACAAACATCAGTTAAATTCATTCTCTTCTTGACATAATGCTCATACAGCCAAGACTTGTCCTTGTATGGTTCAAGAGCCATAAGAAACCGCCATTAAGTAATACCAAAGACCAATGCCTACTGCATCAACAATATCATCATCCGCAAGGTCTTCGTTTGACATATGGAAGTATTCTATCACAATTTGCCGAACACGATCTTTTCTTTCTTTCTTTTTCTTCGCTTCCGTATTCAATTCTATCTTGTCATTCTTAGATATATTCTTATAACCAATACCCCGCTTCCATAAAATGGGGTTAATATCAATCACTTTAAAACAATAAGTCTGGACAATACCCCATGTGTAACCAATTATGTAAGATATAACACGGCTTGTTTGAAAGTTTTGAATATAAACTGATTGCTCAATTACACAAACAGATGGATTATGCTCCTTACATATTTGCTTGATACCAGAATTAATCTCATTAAATTTAATTGAAATATCATTAGTTTTTGTAAACT